GGATCGGACTGTGCGGAACGAAGCGCTGATAGATCGCGAGCTCATAACTTCGGTTCCAGCTGCAAGCTGAACAGGGAGCATAGTCTGCCACTGTTTATTAAGTATCTCACGTAATACGGCGGCTCTGCTCTTATCTACAGCCATCTCAACTTCCTTCTTCGCGTACGTCGTAAGGAGTGTGGCATCACTGATTAGTACTAGAGAGACATCTTTCCTTATGTAAGCGTGATACGCTTCGGTGAACGTCGGCGCACCCGAGTCGATCACGAGAGATGTTGAATCGGCGTACTTTAATGAACCTTTCGTTATCCGCGCCGTTACAGCACAAGGAATCGTGAAAGGCAGTTTGGGAACGAGCGCTAAGCGCATTAACCGCTCAATTGATTTCTCGTCAACGCCTTTAGCAAGAGCAGGGATGAGATTGGCTACCGCTAGCGTGATCTGCTTCGATACGCTTTCAGATAAAACGACTAATGCGGTGAGAGTGGGGAGCGCATTGAAGGATGACACGGCAGCACCTGCGACGAGAGGAATGAACTCCCTTTTGCCAAGTGCCTTCAGATCCGCAAGTGAACCGCTTGGAGTAGCAGCTTCGACAGCGGCTGTGGCATCCGCGATAGCCTTGACGAGGCCAAAGTCCTCAAGCATTTCCTGCGCCAAGTTGATCATGTGGTCACCCTCACCCAATGCGGCAAAGGATGAGAATAGTTCGCGCACGTCCTGTCGCGCATGTAAAACGTCATTAGACCTCACAATATTCTCCAATTGTTTGGTAACGTGGTCAGGCAGAGGAGGAAAGTACGTCAGCCACTGCTGAATGCGATCATAAGTATCGAGATAAGCCTCCAGCGCGAAAAATTCAGGATAGATGAGCAGCGATCTGAGATAGAACGCGAACGTCCGGAGGGATGCCGCTCGTTCGAGGCTCGTGCTCACATCAGCGCGAGTTCGAGGAGCCACGAAAGAATACCACAAGTCGGTCGACAGAAGTAAACTATACACGTGATCTACGATACGTGTTAAAGCCAATCGGTGCGATAGAATACCTGGTGCATTCACACCGGTTTCGGTGATCTCTGCTGATTTACCGCCTTCTGCCGTATTTTTCTTTCCTGTCTTCTTCAATCGAAGGCTGAACGTTGAGATCTGCATAGTAGAAGGAACAAGGTACGGTAATTTGCTTCCTGTCAGATCGACTAAGACTTCCTTATATAGAGCAAGAAACTTTTGGTGCATAGGAAAGGCTAC